GCTCTTACAGCGGCTTTTGGTGGATGCGCTGAGTTTGGTGGGGGTGGTGGCGGGGATCAGGCTGTGGCGGGTAACAATAATTCCCTTGGAGGCAGCTCCCGTTTTGCTGGTTGCGGCGGGGGTGCTGGCGGAAGCTTAACAGCAGCTAATACCCCTATAGATGGCAAAGCTGGCGGGGCTCTAGGCCTTTACACAGCCGGAGGCGGCGGTGCTGGTGGTACAGGTTCTGCAGGTGCTGCAGGTTCTGCCGGAGCTGCTACAGGAGCTGGGGGTGGTGGCGGTGCGCCTCACACAGCAGGTACAGGCGGTGCTGGCGGTGCTGGGGGCTCTTACGGTGACGCTGGTGGTGGCGGTGGGGCAGGTACTAACATAGGCGGGGCTGGCGGGGCAGGCAAAGCTGGCAGAGCAATCATTTACTGGTGGTGACTTATGCATCAAGAAAACTCTTCCTTGGAAGTCGAAACACTCCTTCGACTGCAAAAGATGGAACTCGAAATGGCAGCTTTGCGTGAGGATTTGTCTAAGAATACGCAAGCAACTCAAGAGCTGCTAGTAGCATGGCAGGGTTCTAAGTTTACGTTGTCCCTTGCAAAGAAGGCAGGTGCATTGGGGCTTTTTTTGTTAGCTGTTATCGCAGCATGGCACAAAGCGAAAGGTGAGTTATGAAACTGTCAGCACACTTCACGTTGGAGGAGCTTACCGCTTCTCACACGGCAGTCCGTAAAGGGATTGATAATACTCCAAGCCCTGAAGTGGTGTTAAACCTGAAAATGATGTTGTGTCCAGTATTAGAGTCGATACGAGGGTTGTTTTGGGCGCCCGTATATATTGACAGTGGGTTCCGTTGCAATGCTCTAAACCGTGTTATAGGCGGATCGGATACGAGCAAACACAAGGAAGGACTAGCGGCTGATTTTAATGTGGAGGGGTTTACCCCCTTGCAAGTGGCAAAGAAAATTGCTGAGAGTGACCTTGAATTTGACCAGTTGATTTACGAAGGCACTTGGGTTCACATTGGGCTGTCATATGAAAAGCCTCGGAGACAGTGTTTGATGTGCACGTTCCCAAGCGGTCGTGCTACTTACACTGAAGTTGATTTTACAAAAATGTAAGGAGGGGCTATGGCTCTCGATCCCGTAACAGCAGCACTTGATATTGGAGGGAAGTTGATTGACCACTTCTTCCCGAACGCAGCAGAAAGAGACGCTGCAAAGTTAAAACTGCTGGAATTGCAAGAAAAAGGCGAGTTAGCTCAGATGACAGGGCAACTTGAAATTAACAAAATAGAGGCGGGTAGTAGTAGCCTGTTCGTTGCAGGTGGGCGTCCGTTTATCATTTGGGTGTGTGGCGTGAGTTTGGCTCTGTCGTACATTCCGAAGGCTCTAGTACTGAGCGCTTTTTGGGCGTATCAAGCATGGGCTACGATTCAAGCGGGAGGGCAAACATTGCCTGTATTCCCTGATTTGGGCGCTACTGATTTGGTAGGCTTGCTTGGTGCAATTCTTGGCTTAGGCGGCATGCGTACCTATGAGAAGATTAAAGATGTATCTACGAAGTTTATTGTAAAAAAGGAGAAGTAAGATGAATTCTAATACTCGCGCAATCCGCCCTTTAGGGCATGTGCAATTGGCTTCGTTAGCAGCCGCTACTGGGCTGACTATTCCAGAAGGCACTACAACTGTGGTGATGACTGCTGAGGCACAGGCAGTTCGTTGGCGTGATGATGGGACTGATCCTACAGCCTCTGTAGGCATGCCTTTGGCTGTTGGGGTTTCTCTTGAATACACAGCTACGGGGCTGTCCAGTTTTAAAGTAATTGAACAAGCCCCGTCAGCAAAACTCAATGTAGCTTTCTACGCTTAAGCTGCTTCACAATCCCCCCAACTTTTTACAGAAGTTTTAATCCCTACAGGAACGATCAGCGGGTCGTTCTCGTAAGGGAGGGTGATTCGCGATTCTTCAATGATACGGTCTTTTACCCAGCCGAGGTGGGAAGGGTATTGGCCAGCGAGGGAATCGTGAACTTGCAATAGGACTTCTGCTTCAGGCAAGTTGTTGTAGATGTTCACGTAGGCTCTGTTGATGATACAAGCAACAGTGGACTGCGGAATCCATGCAACAGCTTGATTGAAGACCGTGCCTTCGATTTTGTCAAAGAAGTAGCGACGATAGCCTAAGATGTTTTCGATGAATCGTCGTCCTTCCACTTCCCGCTTAATACGTTCCTGCCAGACTCGAATTTCAGGGCAAAGTCCGTAGTACCATTTCTGAATACGTTCAACTTCATGGACGAGAAGCCCGATTCGACCAGACATACCTTGTGGGGTTCCAAGATAGTGTGTTCCGTGGCACAGAGCTTTGAATACAGGGTAGGACTTGTGGTGTTTGGTGATGGTTGGGTCTCTGAAGTATTCTTTAGCGACTTCCACATAGGGTTTTCTGTTATTCCTGAGCTGCTCCTTAAGCCACGCACAGTCCGACTCGTATGCCACGATGCGTAAATCTGCTGAATCGAGGTCGATATCAAAGAACGTTTTGCCGGAATCTGGAATGAAGATACTTCTAACGTTCGGAAGTGATAAGCCATCTTCATCACCCCCGCCGCTGGGAATGTTCTGCATATTGAGCCCAGAGCCGAATGCATTTTTGCTAGACGCGAAGCGGTAAGTGTCTGTTCCAGCAATATTAAAAGACGTTCGCATTCGTCCATCCAAATCGAGAGGGGCTGAGATAAAGGTTGAGTGAAAGACTCCCAGCGATCTGAGTTCAGATATGCAATTAGTGATGGGCTTAAGGATAGGCTCTCTCGTCGATACTCTGCGAAGAGCCTCATCATCTGTTGTAGCATTGCCTGTCTTTTTGGAGAGGACTGGCGGTTGACCAAGTTCATCATAGAACAGCTCCATCATTTGTTTAGGGGACTTGATGTTTACAGTTTTGCCTAATACGTCAGCGAGGTAGGCTTCTCGCTTGGCGACACCTTCCATGAGTTCGATTGCAAAGCCAGCACGTGCTTGGTTATCGACGCGAAGGCCTTGAATCATGGTATCTACTACTGGGCGTGCTAGGCGGAGTTGGAAGTCAACTACGTCGTGCATGCGTAGGGAGTCAATTACAGTGTCTAGGACTTCGTCAATCTCGTAAGTACGAACCGCATCAGTGCAATTGTAAATCCAGTAGTTGTCTTCGCCTTCACCGTCATCCCCGTTTTCCCAGAGCGTGCGATCGTCTTTCCAGTACAAGTGGTTCTCGCAATACATGGAGGACAAGAAAGCAAGGTTTTTATCCATGTTTGAGAAGCAGGAATGGTGCTTGAGCATGGTGTCACGTACAGTGTAGTAAGGCAGGAACCTCCAATGACGATAGCAATACTGAGCATCGTAGTTGAAGTTTTGGCCTACTAGAACTGCATGACGGAAGAGGCGCTGGATCTGCATGAGGAGCATGAGTTCGTGCTCTTCTGGCCAGTAGCCTTCTGGCTTGTTGACTGCCATGAGCGGGATGCAGATTGCGTCAACACGGCTCCATGCGAAAGCTATACAGGCAATGTGCCCTGCACGTGTTTCGATATCGCAAGAAAGCCGCATTGTACCAGTGGAGGTTTCCGCTTGGTCTGCTAGTTGTGTAAGAACTGACAAAGCGGTGTCGTAATCCGGTCGTATTAAGAATTTGTACTCCGGTCGGTTTATGTGAGCAAATTGCATCTCTTTGCGTACACGTTTAAGATCATGCACAATCAGTGGGCGCCACTTCCACTGAGCGTAAATGACTGCTGGGGAGATGGTTGGAATAACCTTGACCCCAGGGACTAGCGTGGATTCCATGCATGAAGAGCGCCATGAGTTGACACCCCACTGACCGGTAAGGGCGAAAAGCGCCACGTTGCCCATTGCTACGATTACATTAGGCTTGACGATTTCGATTTGAGCTTTTAACTGCTTGATGTGCTCACGGAACTCTGCAGTAATGTAGCGGTTGTTAAAGATCACGTGGGAAGGTGTGACTGCTTTTTTGTTCTTCGCGATTAAAGAGTCAACCCCCTTCACAGCACGTTCGGGATAGGCATAAGTAATATAGCAGCTTTCCATGAAGAGGCTAGCTTCAGTAAGCATTTTGCGAAGTTCGTACCCAGACGCACTTGAGAATGGGCGTCCCTTGAGGATATCGCCTTCCCCTGGGTACTCCCCTACAATCATGACCTTTGCGGTTTCAGGTCCTGTCGGATAAATCATATTAAGCCTTTCCCAGCATGGATAAGAGTTCGTCACCGAGGGCTTGACCGTCCAAAGGAGCTGGAGCGGCTTCAAGGTCTTTGAGGCGTTTGTAACCCATTGAGAAGTACTCAGGATTCATTTCAATACCCGTTGCTTTAAGCTTGAGTTCGTGGCAAGCTGGGAAGATTGTACCTGAGCCGGAGAAGGTGTCAAGGACTGAGTCTCCAGGTTTTACTGAACGCTTCAGGAGGTCAACGTACAGGGCAACGGGTTTCTGTGCTCCATGTGTCATGTTAGGGTCAGCTGTAGTGGAGATCACATCAGGTGCAATGTAGTTCACAGGCTTGTTGCCCTTGATAGCATAGAGGATGGTTTCGTAAGTACGACGAGGGCCGGTTTCTGGCAGTGGCACACGACCTGAGTTTGGCTTGTGAGCTATCATCATTGTACGAAAGACATACCAACCCGCTTCCTGCATCATTGCTTTGAGTTCTGGGAAGTTGGCTTGGTCGCAGAAGACATAGGCGTGGGCTTGTGGCTTAGCTAAGCGGAAAGCTTCAGGACACCATTGCTTCATCAGTTCACGCCAAGATTCGATTGAGTCGTCGTAGTGGTGTTCAGAGTTTGCGAGTTTGCCTCCACCATCACCAAAGTCTTGTGCCCCCATGCCGTATGGCGGGTCAGTGAGGATTACATCAAACTGAAGACCGATTTGCTCCCGCATCCAATTGATACAGTTTACGTTGAGAGCGGTGTGGACTGAAGAGTTGTAGGTTTTACCCACAGTGGCTGCTAGTGCAATGTTTTGCTGAGACGCTTCTTGCTTTTTGAGGATTTTGAAAGCCTCTTCTGTGTTCTTGGCTTTCGCTACTTCAGGCAAGTGCAGGTTAGCAGCAACAATCAGCTCTTTTCTGATGTTGTTTTGGTAAGCACCATCACTACGCCCTTTTACCTCCATTGCTGTGTCTGCCACAGTGTGAACACGTCCCTCAAGTGCTGCTTGTGCCGAGCGGAGGTTATGCAAACGTTGAAGGGCAGCTGCTTGCTCTTGCCATTCTAGGTTTTTGCGCTGCATGTTTTCTTCGAGTTCTGCTTCCTCTGCCTCCAGTGGGGAGAGTTCGCCAAGAGTGACGAAGGGGAAGTTGCCTTCTGGGATGGTTTCGTTGTTGAAGCGGAGTGTCCCGCCAGTCATCCACAGCATTTCAATCGCTTTAATGCGTGTTTCACCTGCTACAAGGGCGTATTTTGCAGGACTGCCAACTGGGGCCTCACGGAACACAGGTGCATGCAGCAAGCCCTTAGTACCGATACCTTCACACAATTCTCCGACGAAGTCTGCGTCGAAGTCCTTACGTTGGCGGTTCTCAGGGATAAAGAACTCGTCTCGTCTAATAGTGTTTGTCATTTTAGAAAATCCTCAGGAATGGGGTAAAACGGTTGATGGTGAGGCGCAAATTGTGCTGGTGTGGGTATGTATCCAACAAAAAATGCGCCCCGTAAAACGAGGGAAATACTTAAACTTTTTTCCCGTTCGGGCTTAAGCGATGCTCACGAGTGTGATCTGCTCGTGTTTTGTTGTAAGCGAGCTTTTCTAAGAAAGCATTGCCTAGGTCTAAGTTGGCAGCTCCTGCTAAGTCGAAGATGCGGATTAGAGCGTCAGCAAGCTCGACTTCAAACATTTTGCGATGGGAGAGCTTGTCGTCCATTGCATTTTTTCGCGCACCTTCCATAGCCTCTGATACTTCAGTTACAATAAGCATCAAAAGCTCCCCTACGTTGCGCTCCTTTGGCTGCCCTGTTTGAAGGTCACTCCACCAGCCCGCTTGTACTTGATCTTTGTGGCAGGTGTCTTGCAGGGATTGAATGTAGAGAGGGAGGAAGCGACGAATAGACTCGTTTGGAAGTAAGTTGAAATTGCCTGATACTGTTTGCATTTTAGTGAGCCTCAAGTGAAAAAGCCAGCATTCTGGAAAGGTTGCTGGCTTACCTTATACTGCTACAGAAGGGTTAGTTCCAAGCTGTAACACCTTTGACTTCTGCGAAAGTGTCGTCATCGACCAAGCGATGTTTGACATTGACTTTTGCAGTCAAACCTGGAAGGTTTTGGAAAGAGAACGTTTGTCCAGGTTTGTTCAAGCCTACCGCTTCACGCAGACGACCGAGGCCGATGTTTTTACCTTTGGAAGTGTCTAAAGTACCACTTGGAGTAGTGTCCAACATCAGACCTTGCTTGACTTTTACGTCATCACGACCGAGGAATGCTTTAACGTCAGCATCTTCAATCATCCAGACGATGTCAACTGCGATACCAGACTGCGTACCGTCTTTTGACTGCCAAGTGCGTGGAGTTACTTTTTCGATTACACCGAGGTATTCACCTTGAGGTACTGGGATGACTTTGGTGTCATTGGCTTCAGTGATTGAGGCATCGAGGAAGGCTTGTGGATCGAATTGATTTGACATGGTAAGAGCTTTCAGGTTAGGGTTAAAAGTCTCCACAGAGAAGAAGGTTCTGCGCTGTGGAGTAGTGCTATTACAACACACCGATGATCAGGTGTCAACTACTATTTTCTCAGTTATGAGAGGGTTAAACGATCGGAGTAATGATTCTTACTCTGGTCGGTTTATTCTTTTACTTCGACTGGAGCTGGTTTAACGAGGACACCTCCGCGAGATTTCCACTTTGAAACAATTGCGTCAAATGATGGTGTAAGCGAACCAGACACTGGAAGGTTTCGAGTTTTGACATCTGCGGAAGCGGAGCCTGTGTCCCAAGTCCATTTACTTCCTTCTCTAACACAGAGAATGACATCTGAAAACATAGGGGCGAGTTTAGGAGCAAGTTTCGCCCCCAGAGTTGCCACCATGAGCTTAATTCCTCCAAGGACTTGATCTGTTTCGCGTTCGACGTGGGCGATAAGGACGAACCAACAGCGACAGTTATCTGTAAGCATCCGTAGGATTTTCTCAACTTGATCTTGGGCGATTCCCCAGTCACTAATATTTTTAACTGGCTTTCCTCCGACCACAAGGGACATTGCGGCTCTTCCAAGTCCTGTAAGACTATCCATACAAAGAGCATATCCTTCTGGCCAATCGTCCACGGCTCCGTAAGATTTTCCTGTTCGTTGATCGACAAATCCATTCAAAGCCTCCAAAATTTTAACAAACTGGTTGTGGTTCATGCGCTTTGGATCGACCATTTTTGCCAGAGTCTCCAGAGACATTGTGTTGACCTTTGTCGCACTGTCAATCATGTCGCCAAAGGAAGCCTTTGGGGCTTCTACAATGTGCCAGTGCAAGTTGTCGGGAACTGGTTTGCCCTTGTCCGTAAAATAGCCGAGAAGGGCTTCGAGCCCAGGTTCTAAGCCTAGGTAAAACACTTCTACGCCAGACTCTACAAGTGTGCCGAGTACGTGAGTTTTACCAGTACCGCCTGGACCCATCAGTAAGACGTTAGGGCCTGGAAGGGCAGAGGTTTGGGTTGTTGGTGTAGCTGTCATATTTCATCCTTGAAAAGGTGTTTGATTGCTTGGTTGGTTTCGTACTGCAGCACTTCACGAGGGAACAAGTCGTTGTATGGCTTATCCCACCGTAAGAAGAGCTGCCCTGGAATTTCAGATTTTCCCACGACACGATCTTGGTGGTGTTCACAGCATATTGACCACACTTGAAAGCGTATGGTTTCACCTGTTGCGTTGTTGACTACTGGTGCCCGAGCCCAGATGTTAGCGCACACAGGACAGAAGTATGCGTAACTTGTGGGTTCAGCCATTTGATCGTGTACTACGACTTTGTCGCACTGTACAGACCCTAGCAGTTTTCCGTTTACAAGGTAGTGTCGTGTGAATCTCATTTTTGGAACTTTCCTGTTCTCCACACAAGGTGGCATTCAGTTGGGGTGTGTTCTTTGACGCAATCTGTCATGAAGGCTTTGCGGTCTGCCCCGATAAGGTTAACCAGTTCTACGGCAAAGCTGAAGATTAGGATGATGCACACTACTTTGATTAGCAAGGATATACCGACATAAAATTCTTCTTTATCCATCACATACCCCCTATAAACTCTTTGAATGCGTCTTGGTCTGCGTCAGTTACAACTGGGTCACTGTCCAACTTCTTACGAGGCACTTCACGCACATGCCCCCATGAAGCTTCGTGTTCCTCAACTGTAAGCTCTTTCCGTGCCAGTGGGTCCCAGACGCGTTGAGTGAAGAACGTTGGCAGCCAAGAATCAGGGTCAGAGGATTTGCACACTTTGGTCAATGAGCAGCCACCGTACTCTGTACAGCCCCCGTCAAGGGAGTAATCCCAATAGCCCTCTTTCCAGCAACGGATCATGCGTTCAATGTCACGATTGAGCTGCTCTTCAAATCGCTCCAACTCATAACGGCTGCGGTAAGTCGCTACTTCTTGCGTGTCGTACTTAGTTTTAAGGATACTGACTCCTCGGATAATGCTTCCAGCAGTCTTAATCCCTTGTCGTGAGGCAGCCCACTCATAGCCTGTGAACTGGGATCGCATTTCCCACTGATTACACCACTGCATTCCGAGGGAAGTGGTTGTTTTTTCGTCATAGACGTAGATGCCGCCTGCGCGTTCTGCAAGCATGTCAGACCGTCCAGTGTATAGGATTGGGTCACCTGTAACTGGGTGACTGACTCCGAGAGGTTCGCTGAACGAGAATTCAATTCCTCGCTTTCCTGAAGCAAGTGTGATTGGATTTGCTCCATCCGCTCCCAAGGGATAATTGAAAAAGTAGAACTCAAGAGCTCCACACATTCGTTCAAGCGTTTTTGCGGAACCTTCTGGGGGAACAAAGTCCCCATAATGCGCAATAAGTGCAGCCAATCCTGCTGCCTCTGCATCTTCTGCAGATTGCCCAAGACAGTAAAAGGAGTTTCTTGCGGCTTCAATGCCAGATGCAAAAGCTCCTCCTGCAACAAGGTGGACGGAGGTTGCTTTTGGTTTCCAGTGTTCGACATAGGTTCTAAACATTTTCTGAGGACAACTGCGAAAGGACGACAGCATTGTGCTGTCAACTGTGTGCGGGAACATTGGACGCTCAGTCATAGTGGTGCTTCCCAGTTTGGAGAACCGAGGCCGAGTGCTGCACCGAGTTCAGATGGTTGATTACGCTCAGCTTCAAGTTGGGCTTTAGTCTTAACTACTACAGACCACTTGGTTTCCCATTTGTCGCTGAGTTGTGGTGTTGTGTGGACTTCGAGTACAGGTGTTTGGAACACTTGACCCGAAGAGAGCTTGACACTCACTACGTCACCAACTTCTACTGGTAGTTCACATTTGTAAGTGTAACGACGTTGGCTGCCGAGGGTTACGGAAACCGTAGTCCAAGGTGCTTCGTCTGAGGGGAATTGTTCAGAAGAGTTCATGATTAGCCCATTAAACCGTCAAGGAGTGCGTCACTATCAATCGGAGCAGCTTTTTCTTTAGCTGCGGCTTTAGTGCGTGTGGAAGTTGCTGAGATCGTGCCGGCCTTGACGCGTTCACTGCGGATTGCTGCGAGTGCAGCTTTCATTTCATCCACTGACAAAGTGCCTTCACGTGCCTTACGGCGCCAGTCGGCTACTGACATGTTAATGTATTCTGAGGACATAGGTGCGGTGCTTTCTGCTATTAGCTTTAGAGGTTGTTGGAAATAAATTCTTGGTATGTCGCTGAAGGCATACCGAGGGAATGAGCGAGTGAGAGTTCCAGCTTTGCCCCTGCGGAGTTCTCAAACCCCTCTAGGAGCACGATTCCTGTGCATTGGATTAGTTTACCTATGCCGTGGCGGAGGTAGGCGCTACGGTCGTCTGTTTCTGGGTTGAGGTCGTTTTCGTGTGGGGATAAGACTGTGTAACCAGCGTTGCGGAGCGTTGCTGCTGCTTGGGCAAAGCGTGGATAGTTATATTCGAAGATGCCGGTCATAGGCCCTGCGAGGTAGATGACTGGGGAAAACTGGATTAGTGCTTGCATGATGGTTCCTTGTAAAAGTGGAAGGAAGGGTTATTGAGCAGCTGTAAAATCAGTTCCTTCGTCTGATTCCCCTGGAATGTCGTACACTACTACAGGCTCTGGGGCTTCGTACGTCAGGCACAAGAGGTTCTTGATTGTCTCTTCAGTAGCAGTGATGAACTCGTAGGTTCCTTGCTTTTTGTGCTTGATGGATTGCTGCAAGGCCTCAATAGCTGTTTGTGCAACTGTGCTGGCTGGGATCAGTTCTGGGTAGAACAAGCCAGAGCCAAGGGACATCCAACCTTGGTCAAGATAACCTTTTACAGACTCTTCACCAACCATAGCAGCAGAGTTGATGATACGGTCAAGAGGGCGCTTTGCGATTTCTGGGGCATCTGCAACAGAGTAAGGGCTGAGGAGGATGTGGAGTTTGATTGGAGCTGAAGCAGTCATTTCGATTCCTTAGAGTTAAACGATCGGAGTAATAATTTGTAATACGGTCGGATTATGCAACTAATTCGGTCAGTGTGCAAGCATTTTCTTACAGTACTGACCGAATATTTCTACAGTGTTAGTTGTAGTAAGCGCGAGGATTGTGGCTACCTGAGCCGTGGCAAGCATAGCATGAACCACCATAAGCCCCTTCGCCAGAGCCATTGCATACGCCACAGGCTAGTTCATCAGTTGAGGTATCGTCGCACAGTGCTTCTTCAATCTCTTCAATGTCATCCAAGTCAATTGAAGCAGCTTCTGTAAGATCAAGTGTAAGTTGTAAGTGTTCCATGTGAGCCTCTTAGAGTTGAGTTAATCAGACGACCACCCGCGCATATAGGAGGGGGTAAATCGTTGACTTATTCTAACATGGGATTTTTGATTTGTCTAGTCAGTTTTATGCAGAGTGTGCATGACTGTAGGCGAAAAATAAGCCCACGGGTTAGGTGAGCTTATTGTGTATTGCAGGTGTGAGGCAGGTATTAGTTACTGAGGTTTTTCACAGCTGTGTGGAGTGCGCAATTGTCTTGGAACCATTCAGGCTGTGTGCTAGTTGGATAGCCAAAGACTGTTTGATTGCTGATGCAACTAATCTCTGTGATGTAGTTGACGTTGATCCAGCGGTCAGTACCTGGAACCTTCACAAAGCGGGTTGTGTAGTTCATGGTTGCTGCTACTTTTAGCCATACACTACCAGTCGCGTCTGCAAAGGGTTGAACTGTGCCAGAGGCTTGTTTCACGTAAATGACACCTGCACCTTTTTCAACGCTGATGACTGAGTGTGTTTGAAACACTTTACCATCAGAGGCGACGAAGGTGTCAGAGAGACCTGCGTGAGCGGAACCTGCAGCGGCTAAGGACAAGACAACTGCGGCTAACATGGAGAACTTGCGTAAAGACTTTAACATGATATTTCCTTAAGATCAAAGTTGAAAAGAACTACTGTGCTACGTTGGTACTGCTAGGATTTCATCATGCCTCATTTTGTGAGAATTGGCAAGAAGAAAGTTGTAAGTTTTTAATAGTCCCCATTGCAGAGGATTTGTACAGAGGGTTTTAGTAAGGAAACCTCTTCCAGTTGGGTTGGTAGGATTGCTTGGGGAAGGCCTGTGACGCAAAGAACTTCTTCAAGCATTGCGGCTGCTTGGGTTTCATCAAGGGCTAAGACTACAGCAGCTGTTCCAACTGGGTAATGTCCTTTGAACTCGGCGCAAGTAAATAAACGAAGTGGTTGGCTCATAGTAGTACCTTATAAGTAAAATTTAATCTTTGCTGCCATTTCCCTGAACATAGGGCTAAGAACAGCAGTTTCTTTTCGTCTGCCGCTTTCTTTGTCAAGGGTATCTACAACAGTGTACAAAGCTCCCATTGCCTTTTTATGCTGATTTACCTCCCCTTTAAGATGACGATTTTCAGCGATTTGAGAAAGCAAAACTTCATGAATAGCATCTGCTCGATGCTTTCCTAAGTGCTTGCTAAACAGTTTGTTTTCATCTTTCTGCACAAACTCTGTTTTAGTAATCCACTCGTTAAAAGCGGCTTCTAGTGATTCGATACGCTTTGCCTGTGCTTTGTTTTCTGCGCGAAGCTCTTTCACTTCCTCTGCCATGAAGAACCTAAATTGCGAACCAAGTAGCTGCCCTACTATCGACATTTCTGTTGCCGCTTGCCATTCGTCAAATCTTTCTTGCGCTGGTTTAATCTCACTCATGACTAATCCTTTTAATCTTATTCATGCAATAGATAGGGTGCATTGCGTTCAATGGTGTTATGACGCATCCACAAAACCAGCATTTCCCCCTCGCGCTGATTGCGGCTCTTTAGTTGTCGGGTGTTAGTCATGATTGACCTCTAACAACTGAATCTTTCAAAAATTGAACTAAAGATTGAGCGTCATAAACAGCGGTTTTTGCTTCGTCATACCTGCCTTTGTATAGCAGCTCTTGCGCTTGCTCTAATCGTCTTATGATTGAATCTAAATCGTTTGTCATTCCTTCTCTCCCTCTGGTGCTGGTGTTAGT